ACTCACAGAGCAGGATGGCGTAGACTTCGAGCCGCTGCTGGGGCAGTTGACCAACAGCAAATAAAAAAGGCTGGGAAGGATAATATCCTTCCCAGCCTTTCGTTGTTATTCGTCCCGGTAGCCCATGCTCCGCACATAGTTCAGATTATCCCGCCAATTTTCCTTGACCTTCACCCAGGTCTGGAGATAAACCTTCGTGCCCATGAACTTTTCCATATCCGCCCGGGCCAGAGAGCTGATCTTCTTCAACATGGCACCCTGCTTACCGATGATGATGCCCTTATGGCTGGCCTTTTCGCAATAGATCGTGGCGTCCACGTCCACCACCCCGGAATCCCGCTCGGAGAATTTGGTGATCTCCACGGCGGTGCCGTGGGGGATCTCCTTATCCAGACACAGCAGCAGCTTTTCACGCAGCAGCTCGCCCATGACCTGCCGTTCCGGCTGGTCGGTGGTCTCTCCGTCCGGAAACAGCTGAGGACCTTCCTGGGCGTATTTCTGCAATTCATGCAACAAATCGTCCAGACCGCCGCCCTTATGGGCAGAAATGGGAATGATGGCGTCAAATCCGTCCCACACCTCGTTGTAAGCCGCGATCACCGGCAGCAACTCCGCAGGCTCCACAGTGTCGATCTTGTTGATGCACAGGATGCAGGGGATCTTTTCCTCCCGGATGCGGTCGATCAGTGCCTTCTCCGGTCCTCCCACATGGGGGATGGGCTCCACCAGCAGCAGCGCGCAGTCCACATCGCTGAGGCTGGAGGTCACGACCTTCACCATGTAATCCCCCAGAGCGGACTTGGGCTTGTGCAGTCCCGGCGTATCCAGCAGAATGTACTGGGTGTCCTCCCGATTCACAATGCCGTAGATCCGGTTCCGAGTCGTCTGGGCCTTGTTGGAAACGATGGCGACCTTTTCGCCCACCAGCGCGTTGGTCAGGCTGGACTTGCCCACGTTGGGCCGTCCGCAAACGGTGATCATGGCGGTTTTTGTAATGTTTGACATAGGTGATCCTCAACTTTCTTTGAGCGTTTTCGTTTACGTTCCGCTCCATGCGGTCCGTTTTTCTAACATACCACAGATCTG